AATTTTGTTCGCTAAATCGTAACACAGAGGATTAGCACGCCACATGGCCCGCCAATCAGCCGCGCTGGTCTCAGTTGCGGGGAATCTTGGGCAAAGGCCCGATCCGCCTGATGATTTAACCGCCGATCAAGCCAAGGTTTGGCGCGCTACGGTTGCGAGCGAGGCTTCCGACTTCTTCCGCACCGATGCGCTGCGGGAACTGCTCAAGGATTACTGCCGGCACAAGGTCTCCGGCGCCGATCTGTCGTCACAGATTGAACTTTACGATCCGAAACTCGCGATGTCGCCCGATGTAGTCGGCGCGCTCGATAAACTTCTCAAGATGAGAGATCGTGAAACCAAAGCAGCGGCGGACAAAGCAACCAAGCTCCGTCTCACCAATCAGTCCCGTTACACCCCGCAAGCCGCCTCGACGGCCGCGAAAAACGCCAGCGTCCAAAAGAAGCCCTGGGAAGTCGGGGCCTAAACCGCTCACGCGGGGAGAGCGGAACTGCGTTTGGATTGAAACGATGTGTCGCGTCCCTGAAGGGCGTGATGTCGGGAAGGTACTGAAACTTCGCGCGTGGCAGCGTCTTGAGATATGCCGGATCTACGATAATCCGGTCGGGACGCGCCGTGCGATCATTTCGTTCGGCCGCAAGAACGGCAAGACCGCTCTGGCGGCGATGTTGCTCTTGCTGCATCTGTGCGGGCCGGAAGCGCGGGCGAACTCCAGCCTGTACAGCGCCGCGCAGTCGCGCGATCAGGCTGCGATATTGTTCTCTTTGGCGGCGAAGATCGTGCGAATGTCGCCCGATCTTGTCAGCTATATCGTCATCCGGGACACGGCCAAGCAATTGGCCTGCACGGAATTGGGAACGCTTTACAGGGCGCTGTCGGCGGAAGCGTCCACCTCCTATGGCCTCTCGCCTGTCTTCATAGTTCATGACGAGCTGGGGCAGGTAAAGGGTCCGCGGTCGGAGCTCTATGAAGCGCTCGAAACGGCGACTGCCGCGCAGGAATCGCCGCTCTCGATTGTCATTTCGACACAGGCCCCGACCGACGCCGATCTGCTTTCTGTGCTGATCGACGACGCGGAGGCAGGTCACGATCCGCGTGTTGTCCTGAGCATCTATTCGGCGAAGACAGACTTAGACCCGTTTTCCGAGGAAGCGATACGGTCGGCAAACCCGGCCTATGGTGATTTTCAGAACTCGCAGGAAGTCCTTGCGATGGCGGCGGATGCGAAGCGCATGCCGTCTCGTGAGCCGGAATACCGCAACCTGATTCTGAACCAGCGGGTCGAACTGAATAATCCGTTCGTCTCGCAATCGGTATGGATGGGATGCGGCGCTCAGCCAATGGCGGATTTCGGGGATATGCCGGTTTATGGCGGTCTCGATCTGTCGGAAGTGAACGATCTCACGGCCCTCATCTTAGGCGCGCGGGATGGAGATGTCTGGCATATCAAGCCGACGTTCTGGTTGCCTGAATATGGTTTGGTTGAGCGGTCACGACAGGATCGAAGCCCCTACGATCTATGGGTAAGCGAGGGTGCCATCCTCACTGCTCCAGGCAAAAGCGTCGATTACAAGTTCGTGGCCGAATTTCTTCGGGATCAATTTGAATATCTGAACATCCAGAAGATCGGCTTCGACCGGTGGAACTGGCGTCACTTCAAGCCGTGGCTGCTTCAGGCCGGGTTTACCGAGGAAATGCTCGAAGCTCATTTCGTCGAAGTGGGGCAGGGCTTCCAAACGATGTCCCCGGCATTGCGCGATATGGAAGCAGCACTTCTTAACGGGAAGATCGCCCACGGAGGGCATCCCGTTTTGACCATGTGCGCGGCGAATGCCGTCGTTCAAATGGACCCCGCAGGGAGCCGGAAACTTAGCAAGTCACGGTCGCGAGGTCGCATCGATGGGATGGTTGCGCTGGCCGATATGTTCGCCGCCGCGCCGGCCGAAGTCGAGCCCACGATGGGATTTGTAACCGAGAGGGTATCAATCTTTTGAAACTTCTCGGCTTTGAAATCAGCCGCAAGTCCGGCACATCATCGATGAGCATCGATACGCTGATCAAGCGTCTCGAAGCGGTCTATGAAACATCGTCCGGCGTGGCGATCACGCCGGAGAACTGCGAGCAGTCGCCGACCGTCAAAGCCATCGTAACGGCGGTGACGCGGCGCTTCGCGGTCATGCCGGTGCATGTCTATAGGAAGACGCTGGTAAATGGCCGAGCAAGTAAGGAGCTACAGCCGAGCCACCCGGTAGAGAAGCTGCTGAACAAGCCGAATGATTGGCAGGCGCGCACCAGCTATTGGATGGACGCCTCGTCCTGGTTGTTGCGATACGGGAATTTTTATGCCTTCAAAGCGCGCGGCAATACCGGTCCGATCCGTCGGCTGCTTCCGCTTTCTCCGGGTCAAACCGAGCCGAAGCAATCCGATGATTGGGCGGTCACCTATCATGCGAATTTGGCGAACGGGAGTTCGCAGGACTACGACCAATCGCAAGTTCACCATGCCAGGCTGGTCGCGCGCGATGGCCTGAAGGGCGATTCTCCCGTGATGGACGTGCGCGAAGCCATTGCGATGGAAATCGCGGCGGAAAAATTTGGCGCATCCCTCTTCGGCAATGGCGCGATGCCTGGCCTCATCTTCAAATACATGGATGGGAGCCAAGGCCATAAGACCGACGAAGAGCGCGCGCAATTCGTCGTGGACGTGCAGAATATTTATTCCCGCAAAGGTCGCTTCAAAGCGATGATGCTGCCCAAGGGCATCGATCTTGGAACGCAGATAGGGATCGAAAACGACAAGGCCCAATTCCTCGGGCTTCGTCAGTATCAGCGCACGGTGATTGCCGGCGCCTGGGGATGCCCGCCGCACCTCGTCGGTGACCTGAGTAAGGGCACGTTCAATAACGTCGAGCAGCAGGATCAGAACTTTACCACCAATATGATTCTTCCGTTTGTCCGCATCTTCGAGGCGGCAATGGAGCGCGATCTTCTGACGGATCAGGACCGCGCGGCCGGGATCATCATCCGGTTCAATCCCGACGCGACATTGCGGGCGGACTTCTTGGCGCGGCAGCAGGGCTTGGCCGTTCAGCGCGTCAACGGCGTGATCAATGCGAACGAATGGCGCGAACATGAGGGCATGAACCCGCGCGCCGATGACGGCGGGGATTCCTACTACGTACAGGGGCCATCAGGTCAGCAGCCATCTTCCGGCGGCGATCAAGAGCCAACCGATCCGTCGCCCACTGAGGACGAAAATAATGCAGATTGAGCGCCGACAGCTTGGGCTGGTCGAATGCAAACTGGCAAACGATAGCGCCGGCACGTTCAGCGGCTATGGCGCCGTCTTTGGGAATGTCGATTCATACGGAGACGTGATCGAGCCGGGCGCGTTCAAGGACACGCTTTCAGCATGGCGCGCCAAGGGCAAGTTGCCGAAGATGCTGCTTCAGCACGGCGGGGTCGGTCTCACCTCGGAAGACATGCTTCCGATTGGTCAGTGGACGGAAATGTCGGAGGACGCCAAGGGCCTGAAAGTGTCCGGACGCCTCTTCGCGATGAATACCGATCTCAGCCAGAGAGTTTATGAAGGGCTGAAAAGCGGCGAATTGGATTCGCTCTCCATCGGTTATCAGACCGAGGCGTCTCGCGACACCGTGAAGGATGGCATTACGACGCGCCATCTCACTGAAATTAAGCTATGGGAAGTGTCTATCGTGACATTCCCAGCAAACGATAAAGCACTGATTTCCGGCGTGAAGGCATTTACGCCCCAACAATTGCGATCCCTTGAAGCCACCCTCCGCGACGGAGGGCTTTCGCAAGCGAACGCCGTGACGGCGATTTCGGGCTTCAAAGCATGGCTTCAACGTGATGCTGAAGCACCGATCATCGAAACTCGTGACGAGATTTCGCCGGACGAAGCTGATCTCTTGAAGATGCTGACAAACCACGAAGAGGCGATCTGGGCAGAAGTCTTCAGGGGGTAAGTCTCCCACCAACAGAGGCCCGCTGTGAAGCGCGCTGTTCCCTTAGAAGGAAATTCATCATGTCTACATTTGAGGCAATCAAAGACGCTATCGACAAACAGGGCAAAGCCTTCGACGCTTTCAAGCAGGTCAATGATGACCGTCTGAAGGCGGTCGAGAGCGGCAATGAATCCAAGGCCAAGGAGCTTTCCGAGAAGCTGGCTCGCATCGAGTCGGATGTCTCAAAATTCGGCGAGATCAAGAAATCTCTCGAAGTCGAAATGGAGTTGAACCGCGAACGCCTGGAAGAGCTGGAATCCCGCCAGAAATCCCCCGGTAAGTCTGCCAGCGAGAAGCTGAAGGACGAATACAAAGAAAACTTCGTCGGCTGGGTTCGAAGCCAGGGTAAGTCCACCGAGCATGCCCTCAAGATGCAGGAGATCATGCGGAAGGATGTCACCATCACCTCTTCTGCCGGCGGCGGATATGCCGTTCCTGAGATCATCAGCCAGCAGATTTCCTTGTTGGAGCAGAAGTATTCTCCGGTTCGCCGCTTGGTGAAAGTGGTGAGCGCCGGAAGCTCCGATTACAAGGAATTGGTTGATCTCAATAACGCCAGTTCCGGGTGGGTTGGTGAATCTGGCTCGCGCAGCGCGACCATCACTTCGCTGTTGCGCGAAGTGGCGCCGACGATGGGCGAACTCTATGCCTATCCGCAGGCAAGCGAATGGAGCTTGGACGACATTTTCTTCGATGTTCCGCAGTGGATATCGGACTCCGTGGCTCGCTCCTTCGCAATCAAGGAGGGCGCGGCGGTGATCTCCGGAAGCGGCTCTTCGCAGCCTACCGGAATGACGCACACGGCGCCTGTTGCGACCGCTGACTTCGCCTCCCCGCTTCGCGCGGCCGCGGCCTATCAGTATGTCGCATGCCTCGCGACCAATTCGCCTACCGTTGCCGAAATCCTTCCCGACAGCCTCATTGATCTGCAATATGCATTGAATTCTGCCTATCGCGTCAATGCCACGTGGGTCATGAACAGCGTCACAACCGGTGCGGTCCGCAAGATGAAGGACAGCAACGGCCAATATCTGTGGCAGCCTGCGCTTCAGGTGGACCAGCCGAACATTCTGCTCGGTCGCCCGGTCGAAACCTGGGAGCAGCTCGACGATGTCGGAACGAACAAACTCCCCATCGCGTTCGGAGATTTCAAGCAGGGCTATTTGCTGACTGATCGCGTTGGGCTTCGCGTCACGATGGATAACGTGACGAATGTCGGGTTCGTCCGATTCTATGTCCGTCGCCGCGAGGGCGGGATTCCTCTCAACAACGACGCGATCAAGTTCCTCAAAACCACTATCGCGTAATAGCCTGAAGAGTGTGGCGGGGCGGCGCGTTGCCGCCCCAACACTCCTCATAAATTGAGGTTCCTTATGCCGAGAATCGATCTGACGAAATCCTGGCGCCGTCGTAATGGTATCCTGCAGCCCGGCATCTATCGGGTACCGGTCGACATGTCGGAAGCAGATGCGCAACAGGCCGTCAGTTTGGGTTTGGGCGCTATGACGCCCGATCCGAAACCGAAGAAGCCTGTCAAGATGCTGCGCGGCGCACCTGAGAACAAAGCGCTCACAGTCACGCCGGAGGATAAGGAGCCGACGCCCTTTCCAGGTACGGCGGATTGAGCCGCGCTGGTCGTCCTGCATTGTTGCAGCTACAGGCCAATCGCTGACGCCTGCCGTTGCCGAAGCCTGTCGTGGACACCACGTCGTGGCCGTCAGCGATGCCTATAAGCGCATGCCGTTCGCAGAGGTGCTGTATTCCTGCGATGCGGCTTGGTGGGATGTCCATAAGGGCTGCGCATCCTTCGTAGGCGAGAAATGGTCCTCGCACGATGCAGAGACCAACAACAAATTGGATGCTGCGGCGCGATATGGCCTGAATTTGGTCCAGGGACGGACGCAGGAGGGCTTTTCCTTCGACCCCTGCTTCATCCACTACGGCTCGAACAGCGGCTTCCAGGCCATCAATCTGGCCGTTTTGTTCGGCGCCAAGCGGATACTCCTCGTCGGTTTCGATATGTCGTCGGGACACTTTTTCGGCGAACACCCCGATGGATTGACCAGGAACAAGGATTATCGCCGGTTCATTCCGGAGTTTAACCGCGCTGCTGCACTTGTGCCGGCCGGGATAGAGATCATCAATTGCGCGCCCGGATCGGCGCTGCAGTGCTTCCCAAAGGCGAATCTGACCGATGCTCTTTCCGCTTCGCCTCGACACTGATCCGCTCGTGATCGAGCCGCCATGGGCGATCACATCGTCCATGATAACCGAGCATTGCCGGATCGATTCGTCGGACGATGAGGATGTACAGAAGGTTTATCTGAAAGCCGCCATCGCCTGGGCCGAGAACGAAACCCATCGCACGATTTTCGCGCGGTCTAGCAGATGGGTATTGCGGGATTTCCCGCGCTGGCGGGATCAGGGAATATTGCTTCCGCGCGGCAAGACACAGTCGGTTCAGTCCGTCGCCTATAGTTCTGGCGGGGAGACGTTCACACTGACCGGGCCGAGTTCCGGCAGCCCGGCCGGTGCAGACTATCAGGAAGATTTGCGCGGTGAGGACGGCGCGGTATTGATGCCGCCGCGCGGCGGGTGTTGGCCGTCAACGGACTGCGATGTGCCGGCTCCGGTTACGATCACGTTCACGGCGGGGTGGCTCGCATCGGAAGTCCCGGCCGACATCATCCATGCCATTCTGTTCGCGATAAGCGATTTCGTTGAGATCAAGGGCACGCTGGATTTGGATCCGGCCATGATTGCGGCTGGCGGCCCGCGCTACTTCGCACGAGAATCGCTCATCAGTTCCTATCGCCTGTCGCGCTGGTATTGATGCTGTTCGTCTGCTGGCTGTGGAATGGTCACGGCTTCTGGAAACAGACAGCGCGGTATAACGAAACCCACGTTGCGGTTCTCGCATCGATGCTCAAGCGTCATGGCGGGCACGAGCTGGCGTGCGTTACGAACATGCCCATCGCGGTCGGTGGCGTTCGCAGACTACGGATGCCTGATCGTGTTGCGGAATTGCCGGATTATTTGCCGAAATTATGGGCGTGGTCGTCGGAATTTCACGACATGATCGATGAGCGGTTTGCGTCCATCGATCTGGATGTGGTTCTGACCGGAGACATTGCGCCAATTCTGCAAACGAATGCGCCGCTTCGGATTTGGGATCACGCCAAACACGAGCCGTACAATACGAGCCTCTTCAGCCTTGAGCCTGGATATGGGCAGGAGGTCTGGGCTTCATATACTCCGGAACGGGTGGCATCCGCGCGGGCTAAAGCCGGTTACTGGACTGGCGATCAAAGCTGGGTGGCGCATGTTTTAGGTGATGGCGAGGAAACTTTCGGAGATCGGTCCGGCGTCATCGCGTATCGACCGGAGAAACATCAACGCGAGATGCCGCGCGCTGCAAATGCGGTGTTCTTCTGCGGCCCATATGACCCGGCAATCGAGGCCGAGCAGAGCGAATGGATCAAAGCGGCGTGGAACTGAAGGGCTATCGACGCGAGCATGGGCTTCTCTGGCCCGATTACGATATTCGCTGCGCCGATGTGACATTCTGGGAAACCGAAGAAAATATCTCGCTCATTAGGGCGCGATGCGGCAGGCGCAGAACGGCCATTCAGGCCGGTGGGAATTGCGGCCAGCTCGTCCGTGAAATGGCTGGCCTGTTCGGCGCTGTTTACACGTTCGAACCAAACCTCGAAAACTTCGTCGCGCTGACCGTGAATACTGCCGGGCTCCAGAACGTCTTTCGCATCCAGGCGGGTCTCAGCAATGCTGGATCTCGCGGCCAATTGAGCGGCATGGGCAACGGCGACGACAAATTCCCCGACACCAATTGCGGGGCACTTTACCTCTCCGGGCCTGGGAAAATCCCACTTCTAACAATCGATGACCTCGGCCTCTACGACGTCGATCTGGTCATGCTCGATATCGAAGGAGCTGAATTCCCCGCACTTCAGGGTGCGGGGAAAACAATCGAGTGCAGCCGCCCCGTGGTCATATTCGAGGAAAAGCGCTTAGGAGAGAAGTTCTTCGGTCACAGCGCGCGGGCCGCTGAGAATTATCTGCGTGATGCTCATGGTTACCGGGTCCTTGAGCGCCGCAAGATCGATACCGTGATGGGGCCGGCATGAAGGTCTGCATCGTCGCCAGCGCGAAGGCGGACCATCAGACGAGCTGGGGCGGCGCTTTCGCGAATGGGCTTCTCAAGCACGGTATAGATGCAGAGATCACGAGTTCGCCGAAGCCTTGCGACATGCTCGTGCTCTGGGGTGTGCGCAACAAGGATGCGATCTCGCGACAGAGGGTGGCCTGCGGTACCGTTTGCATCCTTGAGCGTGGTTATCTAGGCGACCGCTTCAGATGGTCGTCGGTGTCGTTTGGCGGCGGGCTGAATGGGCGCGGTGAATTCCGCGGCGTGCGTGACGATGCGGCGAGGTTCGCAGAGAATTTCGGCCCTATGAAGCCGTGGGTCAGGCGCGATGGATATGCGCTTCTGATCGGGCAAGTTCCCGGCGATATGTCGATCTCTCACGTCAATATCGATCAATGGTATCGCGATACGACAGCCGCTCTTCGCGAGCGCGCGTATGAGGTTCGGTTTCGCCCTCATCCTGTGGCCATTGATAGAGGGTTTAAGGCGCGCGAGATACCGGGCGCGCAAATAATCGGTGGAACGCTCGCAGAAGCGATGCAGGGCGCATCGGTCGTGGTGACGTTCAATTCCAATACCGCCGTGGAATCGGTCATCGCTGGCGTGCCGGCAATCGCCGCCGATCAAGGGTCAATGGCCTGGGATGTTACATCGCGGCTGCCCGGTGAAATCGAGACGCCTCCGCGCGAGGAATGGGCCGCAAGGCTGGCGTGGAAGCAATGGACCATGGACGAAATGTCGTCCGGTTTCTGCTGGGAAGTGATCGGCGATGCCTTGGGTGCGGTTCCTAGCCAATTACGACTTCGTGCCTCCTGAGAAACCGCGCGTCTGCGTGGCGTTCAAAGCGGGGATGGTGAAGTTCGTCCGTCGCTGCTGTGCCGATGGCGCGATTGCGAAGGGTAGGGCGGTTGAAACTGATAGGCCGGCGCGATGACTGCCGCTGGCGATCTCAGATGGCGCGTGGCCTTCGATCAGATAACCGAAGCGGATAGCGACCTCGGCGGAACGGCTGGCGATTGGGAAGAACAATTCTCCTGCCGCGCGCGCCTACGGTATCTGAAAGGCTCTGAGCCTGTCATAGCGCAGCGACTGACGGGCGTTCAGCCGGTTGTAATCACCGTCCGATCTTCGAGCCTTACGCGATGTGTGGATGCATCGTGGCGCGTTCGCGATGAGCGCGGGACGGTATTTAACATCCGCTCCGTGACGCCGGATGAGCGGCGCGCATGGATCGATTTTTTATGTGACGCGGGCGTCGCCTAGTCACGAATCCCCTCAATAGGAGAATAGGCAAATGGCATTTGGCGCCGCGATGCAAAACGACTTGCTGAAATTGCTTTTGCAGGGTGTGGCTATCGCAAATATTGCGGACAATGCGGCATCGTCGCCGATTACCAGCGTTTATCTGGCGCTGCATACCGCCGATCCACACTCCGGCAATCAGACGACAAGCGAGGCCGCGTATCCAAGTTATGCTCGTGTCGCCGTCGAGCGCTCCACTGATGGATGGTCGATTAGCGGGAATATCGCAACGCTCGGTGCGGATGCCCTTTTCCCGGCCGCAACTGGGTCGCCAAGCGAAACCGAGACCTGGGCATCGGTCGGCTCGCTATCGAACGGGGCCGGTCTGATTTTCGCCAGCGGACAATTGGCATCATCGATCCCTGTCACGACTGCCGGTGCCACGCCGAAGATCACCGATACGACAACCTTCACGGTGAGCTAACGCAATGGCTGACAATACCGAATTGAATGCGATGTCTGGAGGCGATGTAGTCGCTGATGAAGACATTGCGGGCGTAAAGCACCAGCTCGTAAAAATGGAATGGGGTGCAAGCGGGACGGCCAATAAGGTCGATACCGCGACGGGCAAACCGCTTCCTGTTCAACTCCGCTCACCAACCGGCACGGACCTGATTGGCACGGCTGGCACGGCGTCGGCTGCGGTACTTTCAGTTCAGGGAATTGCGTCCGGTACGGCCGTCGCCGTCTCTGGCACATTTTGGCAAACTACACAGCCGATTTCTGCGGCTTCGCTTCCCCTCCCGACCGGCGCGGCGTCGGCTGCCAAGCAACCAGCGCTCGGTACGGCGGGGTCGGCATCTTCGGATGTCATCACAATTCAGGGCATAGCGAGTGGGACGGTTGTCCCCGTATCGGTAGCGACCATTCCTTCGCATGCAGTTACTAACGCCGGGACCTTTGCAGTCCAGGCCGCACAAACCGGAACATGGAATATCACCAATGTCTCCGGCACTATCTCATTACCAACGGGCGCATCCACTGAGACATCCCTAGCCGCGCTTCTTGCGACTGCGGGCGCAACTTCCGGGGCGGCCGTCATCACGGATGCCAACGGCACGATGCAGCAATATCTGCGTGGCCTGGTGAAGCAATGGATTTCCAGCACGCTGACATTGGCCTCGCGCGCGGCGAGCTCTGCCGTGACGCTCACCCGCACCGCCGATACGAATGGCTACACCGCCAATGACATTCTCGGCTCTGCCACAGGCTCCACCGCTGCGCTTTCCTTCACAAACATAGGGCCAAGCGGGGCGGAAGTTACGATTTCCAGTGTGGAATTGGAAATTGACTCATCTGGCGTCATCTCCGGCGAAACCTCATATCGCCTCTATCTCTACAACGTAACGCCACAGAGTGCTGTAGGCGATAATGGCGCATTCGATTTGCCATCAGGTGACCGCGCATCATTTCTTGGATACGTGGATCTCGGGACGCCGGTCGATCTCGGTTCGACGCTCTATGTGCGCGCCGACAATGTGAATACGCAGGTCAAACTTTCTGGCACGGGCCTCTTTGGCTATCTCGTGACGGCAGGGGCCTATACGCCCGCGAGCGCGCGCGTCTATAAGATCACGCTGCACGCCGTGTTCTGATGACAGTCGATTATTTTGCCGCAAATGGTTCGACCTATCCAAACTACGACAATATCGGTCCGTGCGCGTTTTTCGATCTCACGGATAACAAAACGTGGGACTGCCACGAAATATGGAACGGGTCGCATCGCGCCATCGCGGTCACGGTCTTCGACCACGCGACTGGTGCGATTGATGAATATGTCATCTCCACCAATACCCTGACCAACGACGGTCATGGTGAAGGTGCGTTGTGCATGACTCCGGATGGCCGTGTGCTTCTGTTCTGGGGGTGCCATCTTTCCCCGTGCCATATCGCGATCACCACAAATCCGCGCGATCCAACGGATTGGACGATCCTCACCGACTTGACGACAGATGGCGGGGTTTCGTATCCCCATCCTGTGCTGGTCGGTTCTGCGATTTGGCTACAGCTCCGCGACACCTTCAGCGGCACGCACAAGCCGTGCGTCATGTTCCATACGACGACACTTTCCGGGACGACCGTTGATTGGTCATCTCCAATTGCTGTCGCGGATTTCGGCAATAGCACATGGTTCTATGCGAGCCTGATGTATGCCAAAGGCACGGATTTGCATTGGGTTGCCACCCAGGCGAATGCGGATAATTCAATCCGCAAGAACGTCTATTATTTCATTTATGACACGACCGACGGCAGTCTGAAAAATTGGGATAAGAGTTTCTCGATTGCAGCCGGAAGCCTCCCCGCACTCATTACTGATCTGGACGGGCATTATAAAATCTTCGATCAGCCGACAAGTGGCGGCTCGACCGCAATTCCGATGTTCATCTTTGATGATGCCGGTAAATCGCATGTGCTGACCTGTGACGGTCTTCACGATAGTGGCGATTTCGACATGTGGCATCTGACCAATGAGAGCGGCTCGTGGGTTTCGGAGATTATCGGCGCGACCAATAATGAGGTGAATGATTTTTGCCTCGTCCCTGCGTCTGGCGGGCGGATCACCGCTTATTTTCCGACAGTGGCCCCCGCTGCATTCGCTGTGGATGGCGACATGTATTTTACAACCCGTGAATTGGATGGATCTTGGAGCGATGTTGAATTGTTCCGCGCCTCGGATGGTTCCAATGCCATCGGCGTTGGTTTGCCGGTTTTTAACGGAAGCTCCGCGCTTCGCTATGTGGTCTCCGAGATAAAACAAGACGACATGGATACCAGCGCGGGTGGCCTGCGCAAATTTGCATATGGTGATTTTGGTTATGTTACGGCAAGGAGCGCCCCCGTGGCTGTGAATGCTGCATATAATCGCAAGATCACGATCACATCACACCCAGCCAGCACGCTAATGAATTTTCCAGTGCTCGTCAGCGTCACGGATGCCGCGCTCAAGACTGTCGCCAATGGCGGTCACGTCCAGAATAGCAATGGGTATGACATCGTCTTTGCCGCCGACAATGCCTATGTGACGCCATATGCCTGGGAGGTGGTCTCCTATGATGGTTCATCCGGAACGTTGGAAGCGTGGGTTCAAATTCCTTCGGTATCCTCGTCGGTCGATACCGCGTTTTACATGCTATACGGCGATGCGGCGATTTCGACTTTCCAGAGTACGGCAACGGATGTTTGGGATTCGCATTATAAGGGCGTCTACCATCTGAGTGCTGGCCTCAATGTGAACGACAGCACGGCGGGAGCGAACAATGGCACGAACAACGGGGCTACCGCTGCTGCGGCCAAGATTGGTAGCGGCGCGGCATTCGACGGCTCAAGCCAATATATCGATCTCAGCAACAACGCGAATTTAAAGATCGCTCTGCCCGCGACGCTTTCGTTCTGGATTAAAAAAGATGCATCCTATAATGCGAGCACCAATTATTCGTTCCTGAACAACGACATCGTTTTCGGGGGCGCCGGTGGTGCGGGACGGTTTGGAATTGACATCGAGGACGGCGGCAGCGGGACGATATTCGTTGCGTTTGGCGATGGCACGGGCGGCGGAACTTATCGGGCCAAGGAAGGAGCCACAGCGCTATCGAATGCGACTGATTATTTCATCACATGCGTAGTGCGCGGTGCCACAGACATGACCATTTATCTGAATGGTGCCGATGATGGTGGTTCCTATTCCGGCACCGGCGGAACGTTGGCATATGGCTCCGGAAGTGGATCAATCGGGTTGGTTCAAGGGAGCACCAACGGGGGGAGCAACGGAGGGTTTTTCTTCGGCAAGATGGATGAGGTTCGTATTTCCGATATCGAACGTGCCGCGGCATGGGTCGCGGCGGAATACGCCAATCAGAATTCTCCGGGCACATTCTACACAGTGGGGTCTGAAGCAGGGCAATCCGTTCGAAAGATTAAGCGGCCCGGAATGGGGCTGCGTCTCGGGTTGAGGGCCGCTTGATGTTGCTGCTCTTTGCATCGTCCAATCCACCAACGGCGGCGGAAAGCGCGGTTGCATTCGCTGGCGCAGGGGCTTTTGCACCCGTTGGTGCAGTCATTCTGCCATCGTCGGTTGCCTTTACGGGCGCGGCAACGTTTTCCCCTGCATCAGGCGGGGCCACGATTATACCGTCATCCGTGAATTTCGCTGGCGGTGGCCTATTCTCTCCCAGATCGGCTGTAACCATTCCGACATCCGTGGCGTTTGCCGGTTCCGCGACTTTCGCGCCACATGTGATGCGAACTGGCGTCCCGACGATCAATCCAAATTACCTGCTTATTCCAAGGCCTCGTCGCCGGAGTTTAATTCCCAATGGGTGACATGCTGCGGTTCGATCCGATAACGCCAGATGGAAGGCCATCTCTATCGGTCAGCTTCGTTAGGATGCTCCCGGAAGATGTAACCGTTGCGAACGTCTCGACCGAATGCATCGTGCATCCAGAAAGCCTTGTCGCAGATGCCTCGGCTGATGAGCGATTGGAAGGTTCACCGATTGTCCAGGACGACGATCAAACGGTTTCGCAGTTCTTCAGCGGCGGTATTGCTGATGTTGATTATATCATCACATGGATCGCAACATATTCCGATGGCGAGATAGAGCCCGTCGATACCCTGCTTTCGGTACGCGCCTACAAAAACGTCGGCGCGTAGTGAGCAAGATTTCCAATCGCATACGGATGCGTCAGGTTCTTAAAATACTGCCAGCACCGGTACGAAAACAGATCAAGACGGCAGTTCTGTCATCCGCAGAGGAAATGGCTGATACCATGAAAGCACTCGCCAAGGTAAAAACTGGCGAGCTGCGACAGTCGATAGAAGTCACGTCGGGCGATGAGAATGTTGCTCTCTACAATCGAGTAAAAAGCAGCCGTATTGAGAAAGACCCCGAGCTTGCTGCGATAATCCATTCGGATTCCCCACATGCACGCGATGTTGAATTCGGCACCGCGCCGCATGTGAATGCCGGTGAATTCCGTGGAACGCAAAACCCCGGCGCACACGCGCAGCCATTCTTCTTCCCGGCATACCGCGCCCGCAAGCGTCAGGCGCAAGCGAAGATCAATCGCGCCGCACGGCAGGGCATCAAGGATGGCTTGAAATGAATGGCCCGGATTACGAATTGCAGGTCGCCGCGGTTACAGCGCTCCTGGCCGATGCAGCTCTAACCGCCCTCATAGGAACGCGGCTTTACCAGAATGTTCCGGCAAACCCGGCGTTCCCGTATGTGACGATTGGCGAAAGCCAGAACGTACCTGACGATGCCGAGTGCATCGATGGCTCTGAAATATTCCTGACGCTGCATGTGTGGACACGGCAGAACGGAATCGATTTTGGCCCTAATAAGAAGATCGTCGCAGCTTTGGATGCGGTATTGAACAACGCCGTTCTGACCTTGGCTGGCGGTTACCGCTGTGTCGAAATAAAGCGCGATGGTGCGCGATTCTTCGTCGATCCTGACAATGTGACGGTGCATGGCGTTGCCAGCTATCGCGCCATGGTCGATCCGACCGACTGACGATCATTAGACCATAAGACTTCCTGGCGAGAGCCTGGAGAGCACGCCTATGCGTGCAAGCCCAAACGCCGCTTGGGCAACGGCTTCCTGGCCCGTCGTGACGACGCGCCATTACCTCAGATGGAGCCCATCAAAATGGCTAAGCCGACGACGCAGAAATTCGGAGAATTCGTAATCGCCATCGGCGATGGCGCGAGCCCTGAAGTCTTTGCCGCACCCTGCGGACTCACCTCCAAAACCTTCAACGGCCAGGCGGATACGAACGATACGCTCGTTCCGGATTGTGATGATCCGGATGCGCCTGCTTGGAAAGAGCGCGCGGTCACTTCGCTGTCGCGCGACATTTCAGGTGACGGCGTTCTCGCGACGGAATTCGTCGAGACCTGGGACGATTGGTTCGCGAGCGGCCTGAGCAAAAACTGCAAGGTAACGACTGCGGGGCATACATGGACGGCGCCCTACGTGCTGTCCCAGTTCACCATGAGCGGTGCGCTCGGCGACAAAGTAAAAATCAGCGTCAGCATGCAATCCGATGGTCAGGTCACGCGGACCTAAACCATGGACGGCTCTGGAAACGTCAAGTTCGATTGGGGCGATGGCGAGCATTCATTCCGCCTCGCCATGAAGCAGTTGCGCGAATTGCAGGACAAGACCGGAATCGGTCCGGAAGCACTGTATGAGCGCATCAGGTCTGGATCGTGGCACATTGCCGATCTTCGTGAACCGATCCGTCTCGGCCTCATCGGTGGCGGCATGGATGAGGTCGCGGCATCGAAAATCATGCGGACATATTTCGATGATGGTCCTTATCTGAAACACAAGCCTGCGGCAGTCACGATACTGCTGTCAGCTTTGCTTGGCCCGCCAGAGGATAAAGTCGAACAGGGAAAAGCGGAGCGGGGGAGAGAACAGAGCGAATCTCCTTCGCCCTCTATATCGGAATCGCTCGCGCCATCGGCATGAGCATGGCCGACTTTTGGGACTGCTCGCTGTGGGAATTCAGCGCCGCTGTTGCTGGGTGGAACAAAGCCCAGAGCGGCGATGGCGATAAGCCTGCTGCAATGACGCCCCAACGCTATGACGAACTGCTCGAACTACACGGATACCGATAATGGCTGATGACGTAGCCCGCCTGGTCGCAACACTCGAAGCCGACATCTCCAAATTCACAAAGGGGATGGAGCAGGCTCAGACGATTGCAGACCAGCGGCTTGGCATAATCGAGAAGCGGCTTCAGCAAACTGAAAGCGTGTTCAGCGCTGGGTTTGGGAATATAACCTCACTTGCCGCCAAGTTTGGAGTCGCCCTCTCAATCGCCTCTATCGGCTCGTTCGTGAAGGATGTTATCGATTCGACGGCGGCACTGGACGGCCAAGCGCAAAAACTCGGCATCTCCACGACGGCGTTGCAGGCATATCACGCGGGCGCAATACTTGCGGGCGCAAGCGTCGAAGCAAGCGATGCGGCGATCCAGCGGTTCACGCGCTCCATAGGAGATGCAGCAGAAGCCCAAGGACCGGCACGCAAAGCATTCCAAGAACTTGGTCTTACGGCCGGCGATCTGGCGGGCGGGACTGATGCGGCCCTGCCAAAAGTCGCGGCGGCTATCCTGGGTATCCAGGATGCGTCAGCAAGGGCCAGGATAGAGGTCGCACTCTTCGGAAAGTCTGGCCAGGACACCGCGGAACTACTGAAGACCTGGGCTGACCCGACTCTCGTTAAGCGCATGCAGGACTTCGGCCTTGTGCTAGATAAGGAAGTCATAGATCGCGCGCAAAAAGCCAAGACCAATTGGGATTTATTCTGGGCCGGGTTTCGCGTTCAGGCCGCAGGCGCGCTCGACGTGTTCAACAAGCTCGATGCCTCAATCGACCAGAAGGTTTCCGGTAATCTCAACGTCGATAAACGACACATTTCCGAAGTGCCGCCTCAATTCCATTTCTCCGATGCGAATCCGATCCCCGGCGGACCTGGAGCGGATGCCACAGCTCAGTGGAAGGGCGTAAACAAAGCCTTCGACGATTTCATCGCGAAGCAAGTCTTGGCGACGCAGCTCGCGGCCGAAACAGCAGCGCAGCGGCTCATTGATCAGCGGATAATCGAAGCTGCGACAGCGAGACTGAAAGACCAAGGCAAAGAAAACGAAGTC